ATTTGGAACTAGCCAATGGTACTTCGAAAGATGGCCATTGAATAGTTTCCCGATGCCCAAGGTCTACGTTACTTCGCCATTCATGAATAAGGATGGTGAGCTTAAGACAAACAGAGTTCTGAATGCTCTCTCTTTATTGAGAGGGCTATTCTGATGTCCTTCGCTCCTCAACCGCCAGAACCTCCGAAAGACTATCGGTGGCTCGTCATGATGACGTTAGCTTGTCTAGCGTTTTATGTATGTTTAGGAATTCTCCTAACTTACATCTATGGTTCTACAATTCAGTAGTTCCATTTGAGCGATTCTGCTCGTCACCATTAGGTGTTAACGTGCGTAATATACATACACGCACATGACTAGGGATTTATACCCATGCAGTTTGCTCCGCTGGTCCTCAAGGACCGCACCGGCACGGACATTGCGTTCGCGCCCCGCGACATCGCTAACGGTGTTGCGACTCACGTCAATTCGACGGGTGTCCCCATCGCTGATAAGCGTCTCTCGTATGCACAGACTCGCACTGCCGGCAACGGCCGTACGAAGCTGAGCTACAAGCTCGCTGTTCCGGTGGTTCAGGATGTGAACGTCGGCGGCGTCTCGCGTCCAACGGTCGTCCGGTCCGCTTATGTGGATCTGACGGTTACGTTCGACGCGACGTCCAGCGTCACCGAGCGCCAGGATGTGCGCAACATGCTTCTCTCGTTCCTCGGAACCGAGATGGCAGGTCGCACCATCGAATCGCTCGAGACGCTTTACTAATCAAACCGCGGGCTTAAGAACCCGCGGTCCCTGATCTGTAAGCTGTCTCCGTGATTTATTTACGGAGAGAGAACTATGTTCTCACGTTCTAGCGATGTCACACTTCTTGCATTGGTTGCAACAGTAGTTGCAGCCTTTGTCATCGTGTTGCTCGCTTTCTTCTTTACGTTCCCCAGTCGGGGTCCGTATGTCATTAATGGAGTACCAAATGACGAAGAAACATCCCGCGTTACGTTCACGCAACGCAATGGATATTCCGAACGACTTGACACCTCAACTCGTAGACAGGATCAACGGCCTGAGGTCGTCGGTGAAAACCGACTACCTTCGGTCGCAATTCCTGACTAAATACGTTTCTCACGATACAGCTCCTGCGGATGTCCGCAAGAATCAGGCCATTTTCAAATGGCTCTTAACTGAACGTGAGAATGAAGCTACCGCTGATAGGCTTTTAATAACCCCCGAGGAATACAACATTTTACCTCGGGTTGCCTACGGTGACTTCGTTGAGTTTTGTCGCACCCTAATTCGCGACATCATAGGGGACATTCCGCCTGACGAGGCCCTTCTCGGGTCTTTCTCAGGTGGCGCATCCACCAGTCGGAACCGTACTCAGAGCCATCCGGCTTCAAAGTACCTCGGAAAAGCACATGTGACTGCCAGAGCCTTGGAAATCTTCCAACTTGCAAAGGTTGGGACGATCTTTGAGGATCTGACGGAAACAGGGGCGCTCTCACTAGAGGTCGTTCCTGGAAACGTGATGTTTACTGTTCCCAAGAACGCAGATATTGATAGAGTGGCTTGTAAAGAGCCCGACATCAATATGCTCATGCAGAAAGGAATTGGTGGCTTTATCAGCCGTCAACTCCGTCGAACCGGAATAAACCTCAACGACCAGTCAATAAACCGGAAGTTGGCTCATGAAGGGAGTGTCACTGGACAACTCGCAACTCTGGATCTTTCCAGTGCGAGCGATTCAGTTTCATCGGAGCTTGTAGCTCTTCTCCTTCCTGAGATCTGGTTCTCTACACTTGACGCAATTAGGAGTCAAGTCACCATCATTGATGGTGAGGAGCACTGCAACCATATGTTCTCATCGATGGGCAATGGATTCACATTTGAACTTGAAAGTATGATCTTTCTTGTTCTTGCGCGAGCCACCGCCTATTTTACGGGAACACGTGGTATTATCTCTGTCTATGGAGACGACATTATCTGTCCGTCAGCCATGTCACAGGATCTTGCATTCGTCCTCTCATACTTTGGCTTCCAGGTTAATCCTAAGAAGTCATTTCATGAGGGGCCGTTTCGCGAGTCTTGCGGCGGGCATTACCACCTAGGCTTAGATATAACTCCTTTCTACATTCGGGAACCGATCTCTACGATCGACCAGCTTATTCACGTCGCTAATTCGCTTCGTGAATGGGCTCGGGTTGAAGGACTTTCAGTCCTAGACCCTGAAGTCGAAGAGATCTGGCAGTGGCTGAAAAGTCACGTGCCTGAATGTCTTTGGGGTGGTGTTGATACCGCATTCAAGTACCAACTTGTGTCTAACGATGTACCGAAGTATCGTCTCTCAGAAGAGACGAAGACAACGAATACATCGGAGGGCGGTTATTACCACTGGCTAAATGCCACCAGGGACCGTACAGGGTTAACCTTTGAGATGAGACTGACAATCGCTTACTACCAGAGGCTCGGGTTTACCGAGCTCCCTGATAGTATAAGCACGTCATCTCACACTCGAGGGCTTAAGAGGCTTCGCCTCAGACCCGTACGGAGTTCAGCAGTACCTCGTTTGCAATCCCTCTTTCTACATGAAATTGGGTCACATCCGAGTAAG